ATCGGAAAAGGTCCTACTCTCCGAAGCTCCACAGAAGATGGAGCAACTTAAGGAAAGGGAAACCACTCTAGTAAGCAAGACGGAGGGAGTAGCTAGGTTGGGAGAACTCAGGGGAAGGGAGAGTGAGCTTAGGTCTCAAGAAACCCAGATAAGAGAGTCGTCCGAGATTAGCTCGGAAGAAAAGCAACAACAACTTCAAGCAATATCGGTTGAAATGGATCAGATTCAACTTGAACTCAACACCAGTGATATATTGAGGGAAGTTGCATCAATGACCCAAGAGCAAGTTGAATCGATATCAGTCGAACTCAACGAGGTTCGAAAGGAGATAAGCAAGCTTCCAGAAAATGAGGAAGCTAGGATGCAATCATTCCAGCAAATAGAGAACAAGTTGAGTGAGCTCAACGTTGAACTTGACAGGATACCAATTGAAGTAAAGTCCATGACCAACGAGCAGATCGAATCGATAACCGAGGAATTGAATGGTGTCCAAAACCAAATAGCAAAACTACCGAAGACACTCAAAGAAAAATCGGCACTAGCAAACACAGTTGAAAAACTGACGAGATCGATTGAAACTATCACCGATGGACTCAAGGAGAACATGGAATTCAATCCAGTAGTTCAAGTTGTCACCGAAGGACTAAAGCCTATCAACAAGGCCATGGAGAAGATGTCCTTTGACCTAGCTTACCGTGAAGCTGCTTATGGTGAGATAGACAAGATGGGTTGGTTCCGCGTCATGTCGGAGATATCGTTGAACAAGAAGGAGATGAATCTACTTGAAGACCAAGAGAAGCTCCTTCGAAAGCAACTTATAGAGATAGACAGTAGGTCGGACATCAACGAGGAAGAAAAGACCCTCATGAAGAAGAAGACGATGGAGGCACTTGAAAATGTCTCTGGAGAGAAGGGGAAGAGGGTAGGAAGAGGGGAGAAGCTTGAGGAGAGAAGAAAACAGGGCATGTTTGTCAAGTTCTTTGAAGGAATCAAGAAGTCTTTGGATGGTCTGAACCGAAGACTCAAGGACGCAGCTAGTAGTTGGATCACCAAGTTGCTGATAGGACTCTTCGTGTTCGGATTCCTGATAAAGAGGGGACTCATAAGCACCAACACCGTCGCAAAGGTCTTGTCCTTCCTGCTAAAGTTGCTTGTCGAAGGACTCAAGGTTGCTGTTGAGTTGATATTCGTCGGTCTGGGCGCGGTATTCGGAGTCATAACGGACTTGTTCAAGAGTGGTGATTATCTGGGTGGAATCCTACTTACCCTAGCAGCGACACTGACCGCCTTGTTCGTCTTGGGCAAGGCCATAGCACTAGCAACTTCTTTGTGGAGTGGAATAGTGTTGAGTGCGGGGGCACTCAGAGTTGGCTTCAACTTCCTGAAGGAAACCTTTGGTGTCATGAGTTCAGTGTGGAACAACTCATTCTTCCAGACCGCTAGAAGTAAACTTTTTGGTGGAATCAATACTTTGTTCTCTGGATTGATTTCGGCAATCAAGGACACATCGAAGGGTGCTTTTGATACGATAAAGAACACCTTGACCAATACCTTCGGAAAGGGATTGGGCAATTTCTTTGGGGGTCTTCTTCCAAAGAAGAAGGGTCCATCCCTCACGCCAGAGACTCCCGAAGCTGGTCCCAAGAAGAGCATATGGGAAACGATAGGCAACGCACTGAAGTCCTTGGGGACTACCGATGCGATGAAGGGTGCTGCTACGGTAGCAATTCTGGCGAGTGCCATCTTCATAGTGGCAAAAGCCTTTGAGGCTTTCTCCAAGGTGAGTTGGGGTGGAGTGGCTAAGGGTTTCGTTGCTTTGACCTCCTTGATCGGAATAACCTTGTTCGTCAAGCAAATAAAGAACGACATATTGAAGGGTTCATTGGCAATAGCGGCTCTAGGTGCTGCTATGCTTGGTCTGGGATATGGACTTATTCAATTCAACGAGATTGGTCTGGGAGCAATAATCAAGGGCCTTGCAGCGCTTACTGCCCTCATATTCCTTGCTAGATTGGTCAAGGAGCAAGCAACAAATGTCATAATTGGTGCTATAGCAATCGGGATATTGAGTGCCGCTTTGATTCCACTTGGATTTGCTCTTAGTCTGATATCTGGAGTCGGGGTTGGTCAGATATTAGCATTCGCAACTGCCGTTGGTGTATTGACTGGGATAGCTGCTCTTGCTGGAATGGGACTTCCACTCATTGCTGCTGGTGCAGCTGCTTTTGCTTTGATTGGTTTGTCCATGTTGACATTCATTCCGATAGTTCGTAGCCTGTCGGGAATAGACGGATCATCATTGGTTGGTTTTGCCACTGCTGTCGGGATATTGACTGGAATAGCATTACTAGCGGGAGTCAGTTTCCTTGGAATAGTCATTGGATCTGCCGCTCTAGCAATACTAGGAGCTGGAATAGCTACCGCAGTATACTTGATTGGTCTGGCATTGAAGAGTCTTGATGGAATAGACTATGGAATGATACAACCCTTCTCCGAAGGAGTATGGAGGTTAGCTAAGCTTGCTTTGTTCATAGCCCCATTCTCGGCATTGATTGCTTTGGGTTCACTTGCGATCGGATTGTTGGGACTTGCTGTCTTGCCATTTGCTCTTGCGATGAACCTGTTGAATGGAGTCGCGATAGACCTCCAACAGATAGCAAATCTAGACGAAGCAATAAGGATACTGGCTTGGAGAGCCGTGAAGGAAGCTCCTTTCTTGCCCGCCATAGCACTAGGAAGTCTCGCTATGTTGCTAGTGGGCCAAGCTATAGGTGCATTCTTGCCATTCATGGACTTCTTGGTGAAGACGAAGTTCGATACGACTCAGATGTTGATGTTCAGCCAAGCAGTCGCAATCTTGACATTCACGGCGGCGGCCGCTGGGTTCATGATGATCCCGATCATATTCGGTAGTATTGCCTTGGGAATACTCGCAAGAGCACTCGAAAACTTCATTCCAATAATAAACGCATTGAGGGGCATTGACGGAAATGCTGTCACTGGTTTCGGATTGGCGGTACTGAGGATGGTGTATGCTGCTGTGTATGCTGGTGGTAATCTATTCGGAATCTATTTCGGGGCGGATGCTCTGGAATACTTGGGGAAGAAATTGACATCCCTGGCGGTGGTCTTCCAATATCTTCAGGGAGTTGATCCGAACTCGATGATATCCTTCTCTCGCTCTGTTGGATTGTTGGTGAGAACCGCTGTCTTCGCTGGCAATTTCGTCGACGAGATAACGGAAGGGGCAAAAACGATGTCCTTGTTGGGCTCTTCCTTGGTTGGTTTCGCCAATGTGTTCACGATGCTGTCAAAGGTCAAGACGGAAACTATGGTGACTTTCTCAAACGCTGTGGGTTTACTTACTGGCGTAGCGATAAATGCTGGGCTACAAGAAAAGAACATGTTGGTGGGATCGAGTGCCCTTGATTTTCTGGGAATTTCTCTGGTCTCCTTTGCTAATGTGATGACTCAAATATCAGGAGTCGATCCAAAGTCCATGGCGATGTTTGCCGTCTCCGTGAGGAAATTGATGGAGACTGCTATAATAGCCGGAATAATGTTCCCGTTGGTGATGTTGGGTTCGTTCGGACTGCTAATGCTAGGAAGTTCCATGTTGTTGTTTGGTGAGTCCTTCGGTAAGATCAAGGGACTAAAGCCAGAAGACGCAGATTCCTTCGTGTACGCATTGAACAAGATACTCGACTTCATATCTGGAATAGGATTCTTTGAGGGATTGGCACTGATAGGAAAGATAACCTTGTTGAGTGGACCATTGCGGATGCTAGGCGAGTCCCTGATACCATTCAGTGTCGCAATGTCAAACCTGAGTTCTTTTGATCCAAAGTCCCTGTCTGGCATATCCGATTCAATATACGATTTGTTGATTGCTTTGATGGATGTCCAGTTGTACGGCGATCCGCAAGCTTTGGAGGGATTCTTCGCAAGAATAACCTCACTTGGACCAAGCATGGAGTTGTTTTCTGGAATACTTGAAAGGTTCTCCAGTTCACTGACCACTACGAACAAGGAATTGTTCACTTTTGCTAGTCTATTGACTCACCTAAGTCAACTACCAGATCCTCTGTACAACCTGGCACTTTCACTTCAAGCTCTGTCCATGTCTATTGGTAGGATGGGTGACGCGGTTTCCGATTTATCTGACGAGGATGTCTTGAGGATAATAAGATTGTTCTCGTTGACCACTCAGGAATCCACTGGAACTACTGGGAGAGCAGTAGCAACTGGTTCAAGAACTCAAAACTTCATGGCAAATGGACCCAGTTTTACTTCCAGAACAGTCGCGGAATCCGAGCAATTGTTCATAGGTGGTGAAATAGTGAGGCAAGATTCCGAACTGAGTGAAAAACAAGTGTGGGCCATTGACACGGCCATAAAAATGAGTGAGAAGAATGCTGCCAACTACCCAACTTGGGTCTTGGACAAGTATGCCAAGCAAAAAGGAATTGACAGGGGAACCTTGCCCCGCGGCAGGGACTTCCAACCTTATTCATCGGTGAAGTCTCAATCGTACTCTGGAGTCGGGATGGGTCCGAGCGGAACTCTTGACGGTGAGGTGAGCATGAACAACGAAGCCAAGACATTGGTCGACATCAGGACTATACTTCTGGACACGAAGGACCTTCAATTACAGAACATCCAGAGGGGTGGAAATGCCATAATAATGCAGAATAGCAACACGAATGTATCAAATAGCAATACATCACAACCAAACATACTTAGACCGATGACACCCACGGACAAGTTCTTCAGTAGGATGAAGTTCAGGCATCAAATATCATGAGATAAGAAAACACCCCCTTTCGGGGGTGTTCCTCATCGAAGGTCATCCTTGATCACTCGTCATCAACGAGCTTCTCAAAGTAACTCATCGCGTCCTCGTCCTCTCCCTCGGAGTCAAAGGACTCCTTCTTTGCCTTTCCAGAGGAAGCACTGGGCTTCTCAAAGGCCTTCTCAAAAGCACTCTCGCCCACATCAGCAACGGTCACCTTGGAGTTTGATCCACTGAGGACTTGCTTCAACTTCGCGGAAAGCTCCTCGTATCCCTTGAACTGATCGGGTGAACTGAACTCCTTCAGGGAGTACTCCATGTTCCAGATCTTCTCAAGCTCCTTGTCGTTTCCGTCGAGGAACTGCGAAGCATTGTCAAACTCCGACTTGTCGTAGTTGACATACCCTTGGACGGTTCGGATCTTGAGCTTGAAGTTCGCACCGCCCCAGAAGTCAAACGGATTCATGGGCGACTCGTCCTCAAACTGAGGCTTCATCTTCTCACTGATCTTGTCAAAGATCTTCTTTCCGAACTTGTAGAGGAAGACCTTGCCCTCGTTCTGCTTGTTGGCAGGATCCGACACGACATAGATGTTGGAGATGTAGCTCAACTTGCGCTTTCGCTGACGAGCAATGTCCTTGTCGGACTCAACTCCACTGTTCCACAACTCGTTGTTTGCCTCGCATACGGGGCAAGGAAGTCCGAGGGTGGTCGGGCAGTTCTCGATGAACCATCCTCCCTTTCCTTGGAATCCGTGACTGAACATGCGTGCCCACGGAAGATCCTCGTTCTGGGGCGCGGGAAGGAAGCGAATCACCGCGAATCCATTCCCAGTCTTGTCCCGCTCTGGGGACCAGAAGCGGTCGTCCTTGTAGGACTCCGAACCCTTGCTGATCTTTTCGATCTCCTTCGAGATCGCGTCAATGTTTGCTTGCGACTTCTTCTTCAACTGACCAAAATTACTCATTTTCGTCTCCTTGTTTGCGATGTGTGCGATGTATCCAAAGTATCAAAGTATATCACGCTGCCGAACCTTGTCAACCACCATTCTCGAAAATTTCCTTCTTCTCTCCGAATCCAACGACAGGAACCCTTCGTACTTCCTGTACCTGTTTCCGACCTCCGACCATATGGGATCATTGGATAGATCCTCGTCCCATCTGGGCAGGAAGTTGACCAGCAGGTTCAGGATGGAGAAGGTCTCAGCAGACACCTCCCTTCTCAACAGGAACTTCAACAGTATGGGGTGATCTCCGTCACGACAACGGAATAGATCGTCAAACTTGAACTTGTTCTCCTCAAGGAAGTCGAGCAGTCGATCGCATTCCTCCTTGAAGACATATTCCAGGCTCTCGGTCCTCTTCTTCCAAGTGAAGTATACCTCCTCCGCGTCGGAGGAGAAGAAGTCACCTATCCAGAAGTGGTTGTTGTCCAAGAGGTTAGCAACTATCAGGCCCACCAGTTCTTGCTTCTTGTGCTTCTTTGCCAGTTTCTCAAAGAAGATTCGGTCGGTCCTAGACAAGTAGGTGTTGACCTTTATCTTCTTGGTGCCATACTTGAAGAAGTCATAGGACTTGGTGTTGAAGTGACTCTTCAGGGCGATGTACAGGCAATATGCATCGTAACCAGATATCTTCTCGTTGTTCTCCATGACGAACATCCGACACCTCACTTGAATGGTAATCGCTTTTGCTTCTTGTCCTTCGGTATCAGGTTTAGGTCTTGACCCTCCACCTTCAACCTCTCCTTCATCGCTTTCGGAAGGAACTTTCCCACACTGGAGGGATCTATGCCATGCTTCTCGCATACATCTATGACCGCCTCTATGTAGGTGGTGTTCCCTCTGCTCACGATCCTCTCAACTTCATCCGAGAATCTCTTTTGCAGATTAAGAATTGAACCCATTCAATACTCCTCTTTTCTTCAATTCCTCCCTCGTCTCCTCTAGCAAGGAGTGGGATGCGAACAAGTCCTCGTTCTTGGTGATGTCCATCCAATAATTGTTGATCGTCTCCCTCAACGAAGGGACATACCTTCGGCAGTCCTTGACGAACAACTGATTCGTCCCATCATCGCAGGATATGATGACCACGATCTGGTCAATTCTTTCCCCTGTCCGTTCCTTCCACATGATGCTGTAGCAAGTCGCCTGCTCAAAGTAGTTGGTTATCCAAGATTCCTTCTTTGGTTTAGTGGAGCCCTTGAAGTCAATGACGGACAACTTTCCATCAAATTCAGCGATGCAATCCACGCGACCTGCGAGTCCTAGGACATCGGACCAAAGAGGAACCTCCAACGCACGGATGTTTGATATCTTGTCAAGATCCGACTTGACCTGAAAGAAGTGACGCTTCTCCGCGAGGTTGAACTTCTCCAAGAACTTCTCGTCGTTTCGGAGGTACTTCTCAATCATCTCATGGAGATTGTTTCCCCTGTTCTGGCAATATTCAAGGACTCTTTGATTCTCCTCCTTCTTTCGCCAGTTCTCAAAGAACGCCTTCTTCGCGTGCCCCGTCACGGTCGTGACGGAGGGATACCACTTCCCCGATTTCAGGGGAGACTCATAGAATCTTCCCACGCTCGTCTCGAGCACCTTCATGTCCTGTGGGACGAAGTTGGTGTTCACATGGATGAATGGCACGGATCAATAATCCCGAATGGTGCTTCTTGGGTGTGCTTGCTTTATCTTTGACATGACCTCTCGGAACCCCTGATCCGGTCTCTTCAGACCCATCTTGTGGGGTTCACTCATGATCGGTTGTCCGATCACTTGGTCCACGCACTTCTTTTCCTTGCATTGAGGACACGGGGAATTGCAGGGCTTCTTCCTGTTCTTGACCAACTGCATCTCGTCCCATGAATGCCCACACTTGCTGCACTTGTAGTCATATAATGGCATGGAATCCTCACGGGCTATTTATAACGAATTCTTGTGAATTGCAAATATTTTGCTCCAAAAACCAAGAAGGAATTTTTGACGATTTCCAAGTTGCAATACGAAATTTCTCATGAATATAGTAATTCCTATATGCGACCACCGCATCCGAATCTCTATATTTCTCTGGCATCGCCTGAGCAAAGGGTGTCACTTTGTCGGACTGATTGATGTTCTTGGGAGGATTGTCGTAGCACCACTGGATCAACTTCTGGCAAGCATGAGTTCTTCCGTATCTTCGGGTATACTCAAGGCAAAGTTCAATTCCATGAATGCATAACCACTTGTGGTTGCCCAAGGTCTGTCTTGCCCATATGGTGCATGGGTGGTTCATCATCGTTGCTTTGTATAGGATGTTCTCACGATCATCCTCAAAGACATACTTCTTCCTGTTCTTCTCGGTCAGGACGACCTTGCCATCCAGAATCCTCTGGTTGGTTGAGAGCATCTGCGCTGTCTCAAGAGGCATCTTCACCACATGCTTGTCCAACAAGGATCTCGCCGATTCAATCGGATCTCGGTCAACAACGAATATGTTCATGGAGCATCTCCAATGTATTCATGCGAGTAGCATACCCTGTGTGCCAATTCTACCTTGCACGGGTCCCATTTTCCACTCAATCTGTCGGAAAGACAGTCGTTTCTGCTGATTCCGTTCTTGCTAGTAGGCTTCCAACGAGGACTGTTGTTGCGATACTCGCCCAGCTTGATGTTTGCCGTCTTTGAGAAGAACCTCTTTCCTTTGACCAGAAGCATCTCACCCATCGCTTCCGACATGGCGTTTCCCAGACCCAATCCCTGATGGTCGCAGAGGACCACCAGACGATGCTCCCTCCACGCATTCCTCATGGTTCCACTCGGAAGAGCAAGGACGGACTCAAAGGCAACTGGATTGCCCTCCCAATATCCGACATAGCACCTCGCAGCGATGTTGAGTTGCTCACTGAGGTAGTGATGCTTCTTGAACAAGTTCCAAAAGGCAATCTTCTTCTCCTTTGGGATCTCGTATATCTCAAGTTCTATCTTTGGTCTAGTAAATCTCAATCTTGGCAACCCTCTTGAGGGAGGAGCGAATCTCTTGATTATGTATGTCGTTTGAATCACAATCAAAGACCCAATCTGGTTCCAACCAATCGAGTATGTCGCGGTGACATGTGGAGAGCACTATTCCCTCCAATCCCTTCTTTCGGATGTATTTTGAAAGACTCACGGAGAGGGACTTCGCCGTCTCCCTATTGACCACGCTCGTGAACTCGTCTATGATGCAGTGATCCTCAAGTATCCTTGCTACATGAGCACGATACTTCTCACCGTTTGACAGGACATGATAGGGCTTGCAGAGGGTGGGGATGGACGATATTCCAGAAGCAAACAACTTCTCCAAAGCGACCTCTGGTGTGTCAAAGTGAGAAACGATTGCTTTGCTAGGATTCCATTCGACGACTGGTTCAACATGACCAAAGTGATGCTTCAATATCTGGGACTTCCCACTTCCACTTGACCCCACTATCACACCGATGTTGAACTTATCCTTGGGTCTTGAGAAGTTAGGTAGTTCAAAGAAGGACCTCCCGTCGAACTTGTAGTCAAACGCGGAGGACACCTTGTCCGTGAACTCGTCTGGTGTGATGTTGACTTCTATTCTGGTCATGGTGGAGAAGAAGGATGGCGCTGCTTGCCACCATCCCTTCCCTTCTTCCTGGGCGACTTCTTCTTCTTCTTTTTCCTTCCGAAGATGGCATCCCATCCTCTTGACCACTTGTCGTAGTCAAGTCTTCGGTAGGTGTCACCCTTTCCCGCTCCGTGGACGCCTTCCATCAGGAGATGTATCCGATGTCCCTTGCCTTGTACCAAGACACCTCGGTGAAGGACGCATTCGTGTCCTCCGTGGTGTTCCAAGTCTCCATGACCTGAACCTGTGGTCCCCAGATGTTGTCGTTCATGACATTCACGACCGTAGCCATCTTGTTGTCCTTCGGGATGATGGTCACGGAACCCAAGGACATGATGTCCTCACACGAAAGTTGCGAGCAGTTCAAGTTGTTCTTTCCTTTCATTCTGTTCTCCAAAATAATCTTTTGTGGACACTTGTAACTCGACATGAAGGAAGTATACTATGTACATCGTCGTTGTCAAGGAACCACTCAAGAAAATCCTGAGCAACATTCCTCGCCGCATACATAATACTTCGGAGGATATTTAGACCATCATGGCAAAGAAGTCAAAGAAAAACATCGAAGACCATCATTGGGGCGAGGAGCCGACTTGGGAGGGCCTCACCGAGGAACAGGCAAATAGCAAGTATGCTTTTGCTCTGAATTGGTACAACTACATGGCGTCCGATTCGGAGAAGAAGAAGTGGGTACTTGAGTATGCCAAGAAGAAGAAGATGAAGGAGGAGGTCATTCGAAAGTTGACCTCCCTTGATCCCAAGAAGTTCTCCATCGGATACAACGAGGTCTCCGAGGACGACCTAGGAATGGATACTGGAATCTACGCACGGTTGATTTGTCAAGGCGCACCAGTTCCGAAGGAAAGGGAACTCAAGCTGAAGAAATGCTTGGTACACTTGGTCTCCTCCAAGAGTGCGGACGATTCGGGCGCTTCCCACGATTCACCCAACATTCAGGATCACATCCGAAACAAAGCGGCCGGGATCCTCGCCGACATCCTGAATGTTGAGGAAAGAATGATCCATTCCCACTTCAAGGAGAGTGGAGGAGACGCCATTGACATCGTCAAGAGGGAGGAGACGAAGGGAATCCATTGCAAGTACATCAAGGACGAACTCTCCAAGACACTGAATGAGATTGAGCTTTCCGCAAAGGACAAGGAACTGAAGGAAGCATACTCCTCATATTCAAAGCAAGAACTGAAGAAGTATGTTGCTTGGTTGAAGGAGGTCATCAACGAGTGCGAACTCAAGATGATGAACGTCAGTCGCACCCGCAAGCCTCGAAAGAAGAAGGTGAAGTCAGCTGAGCAGATTGCTAGGAAGGCACAGATTCAGGAGTCGTTCTCGGAACTTGGACTCAAGTCCATGCCTGCTTCCTCAATCGTAAACTCTTGCTGCGTCGTACTTTACAACACCCACACTAGGGAACTTCAGATGATACAGTCCTTCCCTGGCCAGGAGTTGACCATCAAGGGGACCACCATCCTCAATTTTGACCCATCCAAGTCGGTCAAGAAGAAGGTCCGCAAGCCAGAGGTCATCAAGTCAAACTTCTCCAAGAAGTTGCCAATCACCAAAGTAAAAGCACTGATTGAGAATATCAAGACAAAGTCGTCCTCCCCGAATGGCAGGTTGAATAAATATACCATGATCCTGAGTACATTTTGATCATAGGAGTATTTGAATGCCTACATTCATGTTGACGGAGATCTTGGAGAAGACCAACCAACTTCTTGAAGCAAAGGATAAGCAAAAAGCAAAGCAATACCTGATCAACAACAAGACACCGATGTTGAAGTTGTTGTTCAAGTACCTCTTGGACAAGGAAGTGACATTCTACAGGAAGGAGTGTCCACCCTTTACTCCTGATGCTTCTGCGAGGGAAGCATCAGTTTCGATCCTAGAGCAAGAGCTAAAGCGATTCTATATATTTGAAGCAGGTTACGATAGATGTTCCTTGGAGAGAAAGGATCAACTATTGGTCCAGATCCTTGAGATGCTGAAGGAGGAGGAAGCTTTGTTGGTCTGCAACCTTCTTCAGAGGAAGAATCCATACAAGAAGATAACGAAGCAATTCGTCTTGGAGGTATTTCCCGAGATGAGCGAGGCAAAGTGATGTCAAAGACAAATCATGAACGTGGGGAAAAAGAAGAAAGACTACGGGAAGAAGCACACAAGAAAAGAAAGTCTCACATAGACATTCTCAATTCATACAGGACCGGAGACTACGAGGAAGAGGATTTCTACTATGAACAAAGAGAGAAGTTCAGAAGCGGTAAAAAAGGAAAGCACTAGCATGAACCCAAACCAGTCTTGGGACCTTGAGGATGATGTTCACGTTGATGTCACGGAAAAATCAAGTCAGTCAAAGTGACTGATAAGCTATAGCACAATATTTCGCTAGGTAATAGGAGTCAACGATGTCCGATATCGGATTGTCGGACTCCTTTAATTTTGGATTGACGAAGTTCTTGATGTCAATCCCCGTCTCCTTGAGGAAGCTCTCGTACATCTCGTCCTTCGAAGAGTTTCCCTTGCCAGAAGCAAACTTCTTCAATACTGTTGGTGGAACTGTATCATAAGGAGTCTCGTTCACATAGAGTTCATGTTTGAGTATTCCGCAGTTCTCTGCGATATGAAACACTCTTCCTTTTGAGCCCATGCTATAGTCCTCAACCATGACCATGGCACTTCCGTTCACCTTGTCAAAAGCCCAAGAAGCTATGTTCTTGTACCTCTGTATTGGATTGCGCCATTCCTTGAACAACTCGGCATGAATCCTACCTTCAAAGAACATGTTGTTGCCAAGACTCTTTATTCCAGAAAGAAAATACCACTTGCAGTCTCTTGCGTTGAACTTCGAAAGTATTCCATCATAGACGCATATGCATGGACAGGTGAGGGAATAGTCAATACCAGATATCTTGGTGACTAGGTCTGGGTTCATGCTATTATTTAGGACCAAAAAGAAACACCCCTCCGAAGAGGGGTGCGTGGTCATTTATAATGTTATGATCTATATTATGAGTTTGACTTGACCACGAATCTCGAGACCGTGTAACCGAGAGCGGAAAGGGTGGTGGCAGCCATTCCTGCGATCTTCATTCCAGTACTCTCTGCGGGGAACACTCCCGAAGCAAGCAAAGCACCGACTACGCATGCGGCTACCGAGAGC